ACCACGACCTTTTCCACGGCCCCGGATTCGTTTACGAGAAGTCCGCAGCGGCTACATGGGGGGGCATTCGCCTGCATCCCCATTACGAGGCAAAGACGATGCAGTGGTTTAGAAGCTCCGGCCTCGCACCGGAAAGCACCCTATTCTGGATTACGGGCGCGGAGCCTCGCAGCCCGGGACAGAGCCGAAAGTGAGGAGAGGAGGACAATGCCGAATAGGACCAAAGACGACCTTTGGGAGCGTCAACCGGGCGAAAGCGCGCAGGCCTACGAGGCATTTGCCATCTACCGAGATATGGGCTCAAACAGGAGCCTACGGGTCGTTGCCGAACAGTTATCCAAGAGGGACACGCTTATCAAGCGTTGGAGCCGCGAGAAAAAGTGGGGAGAACGCTGCCGAGCGTATGACAACCATTTGGATGACGTAGCCCGACAAGAGGCACTCCGAAAGTACAAAAAAATGAGGACCCGCCACATCGGCATTGCCTTGCAGCTCCAAGAGAAAGCCCTCGCGGAGCTCAAGAATCTGCCGAACGGGTCGATGACGCCAAAGGACATTATCCAGTTCCTCGACAAGGCCACAGAGCTTGAACGGGATAACCGGATGGAGGAGGCAGGCGTCACGGCCGGAGGAAAGACGGCGGAGGAGCAGGAGGAGACCACGCTCTCCCTCGCTGATGAAATCGCGGCCGCATACGAGAACCGGAAACGAGGAGAACAGACATGATGACCCAAGAGGCTATCCTGTACTACGCAGACCACCCGGCTGATTTTGTCGAGGACCTGCTCCACGTTACGCCGGACAAGAACCAGCGCGCTATATTGGATTCCGTAGCAAAGAACCAGATGACGAGCGTCCGCAGCGGCCACGGCATCGGCAAGAGCGCGGTCGAGGCGTGGACCGTCATTTGGTTCATGTCAACCCGGCCATTTCCCAAAATCCATTGCACAGCCCCGACACAGCATCAGTTGTTCGATATTCTGTGGGCGGAGATAAGCAAGTGGCTGCGAAACAACAAAGCCCTCGAGCGAGAGCTCATGTGGACAAAGGAAAAGGTCTACATGAAGCAGTACCCCGAGGAGTGGTTCGCTGTGGCCCGAACGGCCAGTAAGCCGGACGCCCTGCAGGGATTCCACGCGGACGATATCCTCTACATCATCGACGAGGCCAGCGGCGTGGACGACAAGGTGTTCGAGCCGGTGCTGGGCGCACTTTCGACGCCCGGAGCGCGGCTGCTCATGTGCGGAAACCCGACACAGTTGTCGGGCTTTTTTTATGACAGCCACCACAAGAACCGAGGCAGCTACACCACGTTCCATGTGGACGGCCGGAACAGCAGCCGCGTTTCGGATGACTTCGTTGAAACCATCATCCAGATGTACGGCGAGGATTCGGACGTTTTCCGCGTCCGTGTCGCCGGAGAGTTCCCCCGGCAGGAGAACGATGTTTTCATTCCTCTGCCACTCGTCGAAAAGTCCATTATGACCGAATGGACAGAACCGGCAAAGCCCGCCCGCATCGACATCGGCTGCGACGTTGCCCGTTACGGCGACGACCGCACCGTCATCGGCTACAAGGTGGACGAAAAGGCCATGTTCTACAAGCGCAAGAGCGGGCAGGACCTTATGCAGACGGCCGACGACATTATGGAGCTCGGCCTAAGGCTCATGGAAAAGTACCGGTTCGACAAGGCCATCCCCATCAAGATAGACGACAGCGGCCTCGGCGGCGGCGTCACAGACCGCCTCAAGCGCGTCAAGCGCGAGCAGCCGGAGCGGTTCTGGTGGATGGATATTATCCCCGTTTACTTCGGCCAGCGCATACACCATGACTTTTACTACGACAGCACCACCTACATGATGAGCGTCGTGAAGAACCTACTTGCACCGCAGACGCCGGAGGGCGTGCAGAAGCCCGTCCAGCTCATTCTCCCGAACGATAACGACCTCGTCGGCCAGCTTTCCACACGAAAGTATTCCATGACCGACGACGCCAAAATCCGCGTGGAGAGCAAGGATGCCATGAAAAAGCGCGGGATGCACTCGCCCGACGAGGCCGACTGCATCCTCCTGCTGTGTCTGCCGGTTAAACCCAAGAGGAGAGGAGACGTTAAGAAGTGAGCGACAAGAAGCAGCCCGCCCAGCAGCGGGTAAGCGTCCGCATCGTTAAAGCGGACGACCCGGAGCAGCGCGGCGGGATGAAGCCCATCGCCAAAGCAGACGGCTCCCTGCAAATCTCGCCGGAGGAGGCATACACGGCAGGTATTTGGACAAAGCCGCCGTTCGACCTCCGAGGGCTTTCCAAGATGGTGGATGAAAGCACCATACTCCCGCAGTGCATCCGGGCCTACAAGTCCAACATCGCCGGATTCGGAATTGACATCCGGTACAAAGACGACTTTGCAGACGCGGACGAAACCCCGGAGATGAAAGCAGAGTGGGACCGGGCGACAGAGGTTGTCGAGATGCTCAACATGGAGCAGGAGAGCAACGAGCTCTTCGAGGACATTGTGGAGGCTCGCGAAACCTACGGCTGCGCCTATGCCGAGGTCATCCGGGACATGGACGGGAACGTCACGCAGCTCGAGTTCATCGAGGACACCCCCAGCGTGGAAAAGAGCCGGAGGCTGGACCCGCGCGTCGAGGTGGCGTATTTCCACCGGGACCACACCGAGAACCGCATGAGGAAGTTCCGCAAGTATAAGCAGACCGTCAACGGCAAGACGGTCTACTACAAGGAGTTCGGAGACCCGCGAATCATGGACCCGACGAGCGGAGAGTACGTCTCCGAGCTCGAGTTCAAGAGCCGCGCCAACGAAATCATCGAGTTCGCCATCGGGACCGCCACCTACGGCAAGGTCCGGTGGGTGGGCTCGATTTTGACCGTAGACGGAGCCCGGAGAGCGGAGAACCTTAACAACAACTATTTCCTGAACGGCAGACACACCCCGTTGCTGATTATGGTGAAAGGCGGCAGCCTGACGGACGAGAGTTTCGCCAAGCTCAAGGAGTACATGAACGGCATCCGAGGCGAGGCGGGCCAGCACAGTTTCATGGTGCTGGAAACGGAGGCGGCAGACAACCGCACCGGGTTCAACGCCGAGAACCGGCCGGAGGTCGAGGTCAAGGACCTCGCCGCCATCCTGCAAAAGGACGAGCTGTTCCAAGACTACCTCGAGAACAACCGGCGCAAGGTGCAGAGTGCATTTCAGCTCCCGGACCTTTACACCGGCTACACGACAGACTTTAACCGCGCGACCGCACAGACGGCTATGGAAGTGACCGAGAAGCAGGTATTCCAGCCGGAGCGGCGGCGTCTGGCGTGGGCCATCAACAACCGGCTGCTCAACTGCTACCAGTTCAAATACGTCGAGGTGTTCTTCCGCGCCCCGGACGTCTCCAATCCCGATGACCTGTACAAGCTGCTGACCGTCTGCAACAACGCGGGCGGCCTTACCCCGAACAAGGCAAAGAGTGTCCTGTACAAGGCCCTCGGCGAGACCGCCGAGGACTTCCCCGAGGAGTGGGGCGACGTTCCTCTTGCGTTTACCAACGCGCAGCAGCGGGCCGCAGCCCTCGCCGTAGCGGGAAACAGCCCCAGCGTGGCGCAGAATGGCGGTTCTGCTACAGGCAAGGAAAACACACAGCCGGAGGGCAAGACCGCGCAGAACGCCCCACAGAGTACGCCCAGCGTAGAGGAGCAACTCGAGGGCCAGATTCAGAAAGCGGCAGCCGACAACGAGACGGAGCTCGTCGCCGTGATGAAAGAGGTCCGCCGCCTGCTGGTTGATATGAAACAGGAGGAGGGCGAAGCGGAGTGAAGTGCTTGCGCTGCGGACCCTTAATCAAGGCCATCGACGCCTACCTCGCCAAAGCGGAGAACGACTTGTACGAGCAGCTCACGATGGAGGGCTACCTCAAGGCGAAAGAGAGCCTGAATACCGTGGACGAAATCGAGGAGGTCGTGACGAAGCTCCTCGAGGACAACGCCGACGACCTGCTCAAGGAACTGGCGGATGCCATCGACCTTGAGACTTTCTTCAAGGATAACTGGCCGAAGTTCAAGAACAAGAGCAAGCTGGCGCGGGACCTTTTCGACGTTTTCCATACTCAGTTTTCCACCATCATGCCGACGTATGTTGAGGCTTACGTCCAGAAAACAGATGCAGAGCTCACCGTCACAAAGCTCACCAAGCGGACAACCGATTGGATAAGCTCGTGGAGCAGCGACCTCGCCGACATTATGAAGCTGGACACCGAAACCGAAATCGAGGCAGTCCTGAAAAAGGGCCTCGACGACGGCAAGGGCATCAACGACGTTGCAAACCTCATTGCAGACAGCGGCATCCGCTCCCCGGGCTACCGCGCGCGGCGCGTGGCCCTGACGGAGGTGCTCCGGGCGCACGGCTATGCGCAGCTCGAGAGCTACATCCAGAGCCCGGCCGTCGAGGAGAAGATGTGGAAACACACCGGAGCGTACCGGAACGACCCGAGACAGAACCATGTGGATATGGACGGCGTCCGCGTCCCGAAAGACCAGCCGTTCACCCTGATTGGAGCCGACGGGAATACCTATTACCCCATGACCCCGAGAGACATTTGCCTCCCGCCGAAAGAGAGCGTCAACTGCCATTGCCTTTTGCAGCCGGTCGTGAGCGAGGAGGTGCTCGGCCTATCCCTTGAGGAGCGGCAGGCACTCCAAGCGCAGGCCATCGCGGACGACGATGGCGAGTGGGAGAAAGAACTCGACGCGCAGAACAAGGCGCGCGCAGGCATCAACGAGGAGGACTACACATGAAAGTTACCATCGACGAAGCCCGAGTTGGAAAGCGGCCTAGTCTCAAAATCGACGGCATCGAGCTGGCGAACATCGTAGACGGGTACACCCTGCACCATGACGCAGGACAGCCCGCAACGCTTGAATTACGGCTTGCATTCGGAGCCGATTTATCCGAGATTGAGGCCCTGCTCGAAAACCCCAACGTCAAAATCATCATGCCGGAGGAGGAGAAGCCCCATGTGGAAAGCACTTGACCGCATCGTGTCGGCAATCATCTGCCGCCTTTTCAAGCCCAAGTACCATGTGGAGCGGGTCGAGAGATACCAGCTCCCCGGGAGGCTACGCATCGTCAAGTGGTGCGCAGCACCGGCAGACGCACCGGAGGACGAGCTCCGGCGCATCTTCTCCATCGTAGACGAGCCCCAGTGCGATGATATGGTCGTTTGGTTCTATTCATCGCTTGAGGATATAGGCCGCAAGCCCTTTGATGTTGCGCTCCTTGAGCGCAGCGGTAAGGACGCATGGCCGACCATTAGACGCCCTACCTAGGGGCGTAGAGAGGAGGTGAGAAAACCATGAGCAAAATCGAGAAAGCATACGCCATCACAGATGCAAAGATTTCTTTTGTTAGCCTCGTAGACAAGGCGGCCAACAAGAAACAGTTTCTTATCACCAAGGCAGAGCACGGCTCCGCCTCTTTTGCTTCTTACGGCCGAATCGTCAACGCGGATGCTGATAGCCACTACATCACCGGTATTGTCTATGAGCCCCTCACGGAGGACGCCCACGGCAATTACATGACGGAGCAGGAAATCACCAAGGCCGCGTACTGGTTCGCCAAGAACGGCAATCAGGTGGATGTGCAGCACTCGTTCGAGCCGCTCGAAAAGGCGGCCGTTGTCGAGAGCTATGTCGCGCCTTGCGATATGAGCGTCGGCGAGCAGGCCATCAAGAAAGGCACATGGATGATGACCGTCGAGGTGGACGACCCGGATATTTTCGAGAAAGTCCAGAAAGGCGAAATCACCGGCTTTTCCATGGGCGGCGTCGGCAAGTACAGCGACGAGGACGACCCGCTGCCCGATGACGGAGTGGCAAAGGCGGAGGAGCAGCCCGAAAAGGGTATGCGCGGCATCTTCAAGAAGATGGCCGCTGCCCTCGGCTTTGATGTTGTCGAGAAAGGCGAAGTTGCCGACAACTACACCAAGCGCAGCCAGAGCGACAACTTCTGGACCGCGTTCTACGCGCTCAACGACGTTCTGTACCGGTACAACTGGGTGAATGACCGTTGGGAGTTCGCGTCGGACGAGGAGACCATCCGCGACGCCCTGAACGACTTCAACAACATCGTCACCGAGCTGCTCACCAAAGGGCAGCCCGTTGCGAAATCGCTCGAAAGCTGCGCCGTCATCAAGGCTGGCAAGGCTATGAGCAAGGCCAACCGCAGCACGTTGCAGTCCATCTACACCAACCTCGGGGAGTTCCTCGACAAATTCCCCGAAGAAGAACAGGAGGAAACCGAAGTGACCAAGAAAGAAATCGAAGATACCGTGGCGGCAGCCGTCGCCAAGGCACTGGAAACCCAGCAGAAGCCCGCGACCGACCCCGTCCAGAAAGCCGCAGAACCGGCAGCAGAGCCCGCAGCTCTGACCGCAGAGGACGTTGGCAAGATGGTCGAGGCAGCCGTCAAGAAAGCCCTCGGCCAGCAGGAGGAGCCTGAAAAGACCCCGGAGCCGCTGACCGCAGAGAACGTGGCCGACGTCGTCGCAAAGGCTGTCGCCAAGGCCGTTGCACCCGTCCGCAAGGCCGCAGGCCTGCCGACCAACCTGAACGATGATGGCGACCCGGAGGAGGACCCCGTCCAGAAATCCGAGCCGCATTATCTCGCTGGCATCCTGTAAGGAGGAACAAGCACCATGACTATGAGAAGCAACAAGGCAATCGTGAACGCTGCCGGTCAGACCATCACTACCGCTGGTCTGGCCGCAGGCGGCGCGCTGAACCCGGAGCAGGCGCAGAAGTTCATTCAGCAGACCTTTGAGGCAACTCCCTTGAGCGGCCTCGTTCGCCATGAGCTGCGCAAGGCAAAGACCGGCGAAATCGACAAGATTGGCGTCGGCCGCCGCCTGCTGCGCAAAAAGACCGAGAACACCGACGACGGCTACCGCTCCGGTGTCAAGCATGGCAAGCTGGAATACGCTTGCACCCCCGTCCGCCTGCCGTGGGAAATCACGGAGGAGACCCTGCGTGAAAACATCGAGGGCTCCAACTACGAGACCATCATTACCAACCTGATGACCCGTCAGATTGGCTGCGACCGCGAGGACCTGTGCCTGAACGGCGACGAGCGGTATGCCAAGGTCAAGGAGTTTAGCTCCTCTGCGACCTACGCTATTGGTGACCTCGTCGCATACAACGAGAAGGTATACCAGTACACCGCAGCCCACACCGCAGGCGCATTCAACGCAGGTGAGGCCACCGAGCTGGGTACTGTCGATGACGCCGACTTCCTCAAGGTGAACGACGGCTGGGTCAAGCAGTTCAAGGAGGGCGGCCACGTCGTCGATGTGTCCGGCACCAACTCCGGCGCAATGGTTCTGGATGTGTTCTACAAGGGCCTGCGCGCAGTTCCCGACAAGTTCAACAACGGCTCTCTGCGCTGGCTGATGTCCCCCCACCGCCGTCAGGAGTGGGAGCGTTACATCCTGAATCAGGCAGTCACCGCAGGCGGCATCATCACCGACAAGCGCGTCGAGAATCCCGCCAGCGTTCCCGTCATCGAGGTCCCGGCCCTGCCCGACGACGTTATTATGCTGACCGACCCGAAGAATCTGGTCGTCGTCAACTCCTACGGCGTCGTCATCCGCAAGACCACCGAGGGCCCGGAGGCCATCTATCAGGACAAGCGTTTCTATGTCGTGCATTTCGACTTCGACACGCTGGTCGAGGAGCTGGACGCAACGGCCATTGTGACCGGTCTGGCATCTATCTAACAGGAGGCAGGACGCTATGCACCTCAGACTGATTAAAGGTCTGTCCTATGATGGCGTTGTGCGCGCCTCTGCGGCGCATCCTGACGTCTTTGTGGACGACCCCGAGAAATATACCGCGCTGCTGGAAAGCGGCTATTTCGAGGCTCTCCCTGACGCTCACACCGTAACCGGCCATCTGGACGCCGACTTCCTTGGCGGGATGGACGAGGAGCAGCTCAACAAGCTGGCTGACGATATGGGCGTCGATACCACCGGCAAGGACAAGGCGGAGGTCGTCGCGGCCGTCGCCGAGGAGCCCGTGGAAGTCCCTGACATTTCCAAGATGAAGCTCGACGAGCTCAAGGAATTTGCCGAGGACAACGGCATCGACCTGACCGGCTGCACCACTAAGGCCAGCATTTTGCAGAAGATTCGTGAGTATGAGGCGGATGCAGCCGCAGCGGCCGCCATCATCGCCCCGGAGGACTGATGGCCGAACGGCCGTGGGTCACGCCGGAGGAACTCAAAGAGTACACAGAATTTGAGGAAGTAAAGAACCGCGCCGACAGCAAGCTCAAAATTGACATCTCCCGGGCGGAGAGCTGGGTCGTCGACTACTGCAACACCAGATTCGACGACCCGGAGAAATACCCGGAAATCCCGGAGAATGTCAAGACGGCGGTCCTCCTTATCGCGGAGGCATACGCCCACAATGCCGTTGAGCAGACCAAAGTCCGCCTCAAAAGCGAGACCTTTGACGACTACTCCTACACGGCAGAGAGCAGCATCATCGACGTCGGGAAACTGGGCGTGGAGAGCCTGCTGGACGATTACGTCGTCGTGCAGCCGCTCAACGGCGTCACGATGCGGTTAAGGAGCCTCTGAGCCAATGGCTATTGAGGACTTCTTTGACCATCGCTGCAGCATCTACCACACCCAGCAGGAGAGCACGAGCCCCGGCTACGGGCTCCCCGGCTCCCCCAAGTTCAGGTACCCCAAACAGCCGGACCTCGAAGAAGTCCCGTGCCATTTCGGAGTGCGTAGCGCGTCCATCCAAATCGCCCAGCAGCAACCGCAGAACGATATGGACAGCGACATAAAGCTCACGCTCCCGGCAGGGACGGACGTCAGGCTCAACGACAAAATCGTCAGCAGCGAAACAGGGCTCGAATACACCGCAGGTCAACCGCGAAACATCCGAGGGCATCACATGACGGTAAAGATATACCGCACAGCCCAACAGAGGCCATTGTAATGGCGCAGGTGACATTCGACACAGTAGAGCTCGAAAACTTCGTTAAGCGGCTCGGAACGGCCGCGCAGGGCGATTTCAAGCGGGCACTGAACAAGTTTCTTGAGGGGCTCGGTATGGAGTTCCTACGCATTCTGCAAGATGAAATCGTTCGCCGGAACGTGCTGGACTATCGGCTGCTGCTCCACAGTTTCCAAAAAGGCGACGAGGAGAACGTCTGGACGCTCGACGAGAACGGCCTGACCCTTGAGGTCGGCACGAACGTCGAGTACGCCAAGTTCGTAAATGACGGCCACTGGACCAACCCGAAAGGGATAGAGAGGCGATTCGTTCCCGGACACTGGGAAAAGGCGAATGGAAAGGACCGCTTCATCTACACCCCGGGAGAAAAGACCGGGATGGTCCTAAAAATGAAATGGGTGGAGGGCTCCCATTACTGGGAAAGCTCCATCAGAATCCTCGAAAAGCTCTACCCGGAGCTGCTCGAAAAGAAGCTGCAGAGCTGGCTGGACGAGTATTTCAAGGATTTTTTGTGAGGTGAGACTTATGGCTGCCCTAGAGCAGGAAATCGCAAGCGTTATCCGCTTTATCCTCGATTCCGTACCCGGGATTACGCCCTATTACTGGGACATCCCGGAGGGATTCGTCGTCCCCTCTGTTTTCTTTCCGCAGCCGGAGCTCGCATCTCTCGGCGACACGTTCGCGTCTTACGCGGTGGAATACGACTGGTACATCCGGTTTTTCGCCAGCACAGACGGGGACGCATACGCAAGTGCGGCAGCGGCCTTGAACGCCCTTTGCGCAGCCCGCCTGCTGGTTCCGCTCATTGACGAGACGGGAGCAGCGGCAGGAGGCGGAGTGCGGCTCAAAGACCCCGGAGGAGTGAAACGGCTGGACACGGGCACGGTCCAGCTCGCGCTCCACTGGAACAGCCGCCGCCCGTACAACAGGGTGGATTGCCAGAAGGTAATGCACTACAACCTCGACCTCAAAGCGGCCGAGGGAAAAACTGAATAGGAGGTATCTGCATGGCAGAGAAGAACGCGAGCGCGGCGCAGACCGCGCAGAAGTTCCCTGTTGAGCGTCTGGCAAAGGCTTGCCGGACGCTTTTTCATGTTTCGGCCAGCACGTTCGCCGGTGCCACGGCGGGCATGACTGGTGAATACACCGTCGAGGAGATGCAGAAGCACATCGACGAGTGGCTCGGAAAGGAGGCCGTTGTTTAATGGCAGGTGGTAAATACGATAAGCTGGCGGGAAAGACCCGCCCGGGCACTTACATCAACTTCGAGAGTGACCGCAACGACACCGTCGGCAACTCTGAGCGCGGCATCGTGCTGCTGCCCCTGATTGGCTACGACTTTGGCCCCGCCAAGACGCCCATCACCCTGACGGCAGCAGCCCCGGATGCTTACAGCGTGGAGCTCGGCCGCAGTGTCTACGACGCGACCAATGCCAAGATGCGCCTGATTCGTGAGGCATTCAAAAAGGCCGCAAAGGTCATCGTCTACATCACGGAGAGCGGCACGGCCGCAACCGGAACCGCTGCCCCGCTGACCGTCACGGCCAAGTACGGCGGCACTCGCGGCAACGATATTCACGTTTCCGTCGTAACGAATCCCGTCGGCGGCTTTGACGTCACCGTGTATCTGGACGCTGACGCCACCGCCGTGTACGAGGGCGTCAAGACCGTCGAGGAGCTTATTGCAGCCGCAGCAGATGACAAGCTGGTGAAGTTCACCGGTACGGGCGAGCTGAAAGCAGCATCCGGCGTGAAGCTGGCAGGCGGCACGAACGTCACCAGTGCAAACGGCGACGTCACCGCGTTTGTGGACAAGATGGAGGGCATCAAGTTCAACACTCTGTGCTTCCCCGTTACTGACGCCACGTTGCAGACCGCAGCTATCACCAAGATCAAGTATATGCGCGAGAGCATGGGCAAGGGCGTGAATGTTGTTCTGCCGGACGCAAAGAGCCCCGACCACGAGGGCGTCATCAATGTCACCAACTCTGTTGTGGTTGACGACGTTGAGCTGACCCACGCGGAGGCTTGCGCGTTCATTGCGGGCATCACCGCATCCGCGAGCTGCATCAAGTCCAACACCTACGAGGTCTACAACGGCGCGACCGGCATCGTGGACCCCAAGGACAACGAAGCAGCCATTGCAGCCATCAAGAACGGCGAGATGTTCTTCTCCTACTCCGAGGCGGGCAACGTCATCATTGAATACGACATCAACTCTCTGGTCTCTTTCAAGAAGCCCAAGGACAAGACGTACAGCAAGAACCGCGTTATCCGCACTCTGGACGCTATTCAGGAGACCATCCAGAATAACTTCCCGCCCAACAAGTACGATAACAGCCCGACCGGCTACGCCGTTATGAAGGGCATCGGCCAGACCATCCTCAAGCAGTACGAGGACATGGGGGCCATCAAGAACGTGGACTATGACGCGGACTTCAAAATCGACGAATCTTTGAGCAGCGGCGACGAGGTTTATTTCATCGTCGCAATCCAGCCTGTGGATTCTGCCGAGAAGCTGTTCTTCACCGTCAAGACCCGCTAAAGCAACAGGAGGTAAGCTATGCAGTACAACAAAAACCCTATTAGCCTCCGTGAGGGCCATGCGTTCATCGACGGCGTCGAGGTCATGGACGGCGTGAAGATGACTATCAACTTCACCCCGGAGACATGGACCGGCCGCCAGCTGAACGAAATCACCCCGTCTACCCGCTGGGTGGGCGCGGCCATCACCGGCAGCATGACCCGTCGCCGGACCAACAACTGGCTCAAGACCAAAATCAAGGAGTATCAGGCGACCAAGGCAACGCCCGAGCTCGTGATTCAGGGCATCATGGACGACGCCAACTCCGACTACTATGCAGCCCACGGCTCCGACGTCGTGACCTGCGTCGGCTGCGTCCTGACTGGTGACCTGCCCTTGACCGCGCTGGACGCAGAGAGCGGCAGCGTTGTCGATGACGTCATCAACTTCAACATCAAGAACATCATCTAACCTCCCGACATTTTTGCAGGGAGCATACAGGCGGAGCCTCTCCTAGGTGGAGGGGCTCCGATTTTTATTTTGGAGGAGACAGCTATGAGCAAGAACCTGAAATATTTTATGCGCGAGGCAGCAGAGGTGGAGAGGGTCGTCACCGTACCGGCCCCGGAGAGCTTTAAGGACGAGGACGGCAAGGTCATCCAGCTCGAGGTCAAGGTGCTGTCCTCTGAGCGCATCCGCGCAATCAACGAGGCATACCACACCCACACTGTCGCTCTGGACAAGAAGGGCAATCCCTACATCAACGGCGGCAACGTGGTTTTCCGCGACGAGCGCGACAACGCAAAGGCCACCCGTCACATCCTCGTTGAGGCCCTGCAGTACCCCAAGCTGGACGACCCGGAGCTGATGAAGTATTACAACTGCGTGGACATCACCCAGATGCCGGAAAAGGTTTTCTCCCGCGCCGACGAGTTTGCTCATGTCACCCGCGTTGTCATGGCTCTGCTGGGCATCGGCGGCCAGCTCTCCGAGGAGGAGCAGAAGCAGGCCGATGAAAAGGAAATCGACGACGCAAAAAACTGATTCGCAGCGCGGGCAGCGAGACGTACTGGGCCCATGTTCTTTGGCAGCGGCACGGCCTCCGACCGGAGGAGTTCGACCGAATGAGCCGGAGACAGAAGCTCTTTTACATCGCCTCCGAGGAGGAGGAAAGCGCGCGCCCGTGCAGAAGGGATACCATGAAGCTCGTCCCTATAAGGCGATAGGAGGACCGACATGGCAACACTGAAAGTCGTATTCAAGGCCATCGACGAAATCTCCTCCAAGTTCAACGAGATGACGCAGAGCGGCGAACGGGCTCTTGAGGCGTTCGAGAACACTGGCACGGCGGCAGACGGAGCGTTGAGCAAAGTCTCCCGCACGGCTGCGCAGACCGCCAAGAGCACCGACGCTGCTGCTGATTCCGTCGATGACCTGTCCTCGGCCATCGGGGACTACGAAAAGGCCACCGGGCAGGCGGCAAATTCTACCGGCATCCTGTCCGAGAAAACGACCGAGACCGAGAAGAACCTCGACGAGGCAGCGGAGGCAGCCCGTAAAGCCTCGGAGGAGGTCGAGAAGTTTGGTGATAAATCCGAGGAATCTGGCAAGCAGAGCGAGGAATCGAGCAAAAAGAGCCGCGACGGCATCAAGGAGCTGCAAGGCGTCCTTGCGTCGGCCGGAATCGCCGCTACTCTGAACGAGATTAAGAACGGCTTTTTTGACTGCTCCGAAGCGGCCGCGCAGTTCGAGACCTCCACTGCAATGGTCGCTACCATCGCGGATACAAGCCAGAAATCCTTGAGCAGCATCTCGAAAGAGGTGCGCAGCTACTCCAACGAGACCGGCGAGGCGGCCAGCGACATGGCGGAGGCGACCTATCAGGCCATTTCCGCCAGCGTCAACACGGCGGACGCTGCGGCCTTTGCTGGAACCGCGACAAAACTGGCCGTCGGCGGCTTTACGTCGGCGACCACGGCTGTGGACGTTCTTACAACGGCCATCAATGCCTACGGCCTCGAGGCGTCGGATGCAGCGCAGCTTTCCGACTACCTTATCACCACCCAGAACCTCGGCAAAACGAGCGTGGACCAACTGGCGCAGAGCGTCGGCAAGGTCATTCCTCTGGCGTCTGCGTACAACGTCCAGATGGACAATCTTAGCTCGGCTTACGCTGTCCTAACCGCCAACGGTATCGCCACCGCAGAATCCGGCACCTACCTCAAGTCGATGCTGAACGAGCTCGGCGACACCGGCAGCAGCGTTTCTGGGGTCCTGCTGAACTCCACCGGCAAGACCTTTGCGCAGCTCATGGAGCAGGGCTATTCCCTCGGCGATGTTATGTCTATGCTGGGCGACGCGGTAGACGGAGACAGCACGGCATTCAACGCCCTGTGGAACTCCACAGAGGCCGGTATCGGCGCGCTGTCTCTGTTCAACGCAGGAGCAGACAAGTACAACAGTGTGCTCGATTCCATGCGTACCAGCGCAGGCGCAACCGAAAAGGCTTACTCCACGATGGCGGACACGACCGACAAGAGCAAGCAGCGGATGGAGAACTCTTTCAACAACCTGAAAATCTCTGTCGGCGACGTGCTCAACCCCGCGCTCACGCAGGTATATGAGGGATTCACCTCGGTATTTGCGGGCATGAGCGATTTTGTGGACGAGCACCCAGCCGTCGTAGCGGCCATTTCGGCCATTGCGGTCGGCGTGGGCGGATTCACCGGCGCGCTGGCTGCCTACAACCTCGCAACAACGGCCGCGAAGTTCGTGACGGAGGCATTTACCGCGACGCTGGCGGCTAACCCTTACGTCCTCGCAGCCGCAGGCATCGTTGCTGTTACGGCAGCGGCCGTCACCCTGACCGGAGTGCTTATTACACAGAGCGACGAGTACGAGGGCATGACGGCCACCTGCCGCGACCAGTACGACGAGCTGCAGAGGCTGAACGACCAGTACAATGCGGCCTGTGAGCAGTACGGCGAGAACTCCGAAGCTGCCAACAGCCTGCGTTACCAGCTCGACCAGCTCAACGACGAGTTTGAAGCCAACCGGCAGACCGTCAAGGAGTTTGTGGCGGAGTGCGACGGCCTTGTCGAGAGCCACAACAAGGTCATGGACGCCTACAACAGCTCCACCTCGAGCATCAAGGACCAAGAGCTCGGCACACTGGCCCTGACCCAGCGGCTCGGGGAGCTGGCCTCGCAGAACACGCAGACCACCGCGAGCTACACGGAGATGAAAGCCATCATCGACCAGCTCAACGCCGACGTCCCGGGTCTCGGCCTGACCTACGACGGCGTGACCGAGAGCGTAGACGCGACCGTCGAGGCCATCAAGAAAGCCGCAAAGGCGCAGGCTGATTCGGAGTACAAGGCCGAGCAGCAGCAGACCTATGTTGACCTGCTGAAAGAGCAGAGCAGCCTCGAGCAGCAAATCGCGGAGGCGGAGGCCAACCTCGACGCGGAGCGTCAGCGGCGCGGTATGAGGCAGGACGACGTCACCGGCGACTGGGTCAGCGGCAGCGGCTTTTGGATGGAGGACAGCCCGTGGGTGGCGTGGACTTCCGACATCGACGACTACAAGAAATCCCTCGAGGAGCTGCAAGCCGCCTACGACGAGAACCAGCAGACCCTCTCCGACATCGAGGGCGAGTGGCGCGGCGTTGCGCAGGCGGTCGAGGACGCGCAGAACCAGACCGTCACCTATGACGAAGCCGTCAGCATGGCTACAAGCTCTGCGCAGAACGCTCTCGACGAGCTGACCGCAGCCTACGACAAGGCGTATGAATCAGCTCGGACGAGCATCGAGGGGCAAATCGGTCTGTTCGACACGATGAAAACCTCGTCCGAGCTGTCCATCAGCGACATGGAAAAGGCCATGCAGAGCCAGACGGACTACCTCAACCTCTACTCTGAAAACCTCAAAAAGGCCGCAGAATACGGCCTCGATGACGGCCTGATTAAGTCGTTGAGCGACGGCAGCGAGGAAAGCGCAGGCTACATCAACGCCATCATCCAGAACATCGAGAAACTGGGCGGCAGCACCGAGGGTATGCCCGCAGCAGCCTCCAAGTTCGTGGACGAGTTTAATTCCAAGTTCGAGGAGACCACAAAGGCAAAGGACGCCTTTGCAGACAGCGTAGCTAAGATGGAGACCGACTTCGACGAGAAGATGGGCGAAATCGAGAACCGGATGTCTCAAACGGTCGAGAACATGGAGATGGCCGACGAGGCCAAAGAGGCAGCAAAGGCAACCATCAAGGCGTACTGCGACGCCATCCGCTCCATGACCGGCGAGGCCGGGAGCGCAGCGGAGGCCGTTGCGAACGCAGCCGCCTCCCACCTGAAAACCACGCCGACAACGACGCCCACCGCAACGACAGTTACCGGTCACGCGAACGGCACTCTGTCCGCACAGGAGGACGTCTATATCGCCGGTGAGGAGGGTCCCGAGCTTATCATCGGCGCGCGCGGGTCCGAGGTGTTCCCCACGCAGGAGACCGAAAGAATCCTCGCAGCCGTGAACAGTGCGGAAAACGCCACGAACGCCCCGGACGACACCGCGCCGGAGCCGGAACTGCCGGAGATTGAGCAGCCTGCCATGCAGGAGCTCAAGGAACAGGAGCCCAGCACCGCGACGAACGGTGCAGAGCTTATGCCGACAGAGGACGTCAAACCCGCGACAGCTCTGCCGGAGCTGCCACCGGAACAGGCTCCGGCCATTGAGCTGCCACAGGAGCGGCCCACAGAGGCTACTCCATCGGAGCCGACGGCCTCGCCGCTGTCTGCACGAGAGCCTGCCCCTACCGTTGAGCCGGAGCCCGTTGTGCAGCAGATTGCGGAACCTCACACGCCCGTTGAAGCGCAGACCGCGCCAGAGGCGGAAATTCTGCCCGCAGAGGCCGCCGTAGAGCCGGTAGAAGCAAATTACCCTGTTGAGCAGGAAGTGGCACAGGAGGGCTCTAAATCCTCTCCTGAGAGCATTGTTGCTGATGGGCCCGTCACGGCCAAGGCCATTGCTCCCGTCCCGTCCGCCAGCGACGCGCGGCAGGAGGCCCCGGTCGAGATTGCACAACAGATTCCCGACGAAATTGACGCGCGGGAGCCCATGGCGCGAGAGGCCGAAATTCGCCCCACAGAGACGGTTGCTGAACCTCCCGAGACAAGTTATGTTGTTGGGCAGGAAGTGCCGCAGGAAAGCACCGTAGCCGCTCCTGCGGACAACAGGACCGAGGAGCCCGTACCGGCTCCGGCTGACACGTTCCCTGTGCAGGAGGCCGAGGTGAATCCCGCGCCGGAGGAGCCCGCGACGACTGCACCGGAGCAGGAACCGGAGACCACCGCAGCCCCGGCAGAGCCCACAGAGAGCCCCGAGGAGCCCACGGCGACGGTAGAAGTACCGACGACCACCCCGGAGCCCGAACTGCCCACGGACGTTCCTGCAACGCCGTTCGCTGCCGCTGCACTCCCGGAGCCCACGGCAAGCCCGCTCCCGGAAAATGACCTGCCGGAGGGCATGGAGGCCGTCAAGGAGTATTCCTATCTTACGGCCGACGGGCAGGGCTCTGATGCGCAGCCTACCGGCATCGAGTACGTCGAACCGGAGGTGCAGGCGCAGACCACGGAGGAGGCTGCACCCGCAGAGGAGGCCCCGGTCAACACGACGGCCCCGGCCGCCAGCGACACGCAGCAGGAGGCCCCGGCCGCCACCCCGGACGCGCCCAGCATCGGTGAGACTGTCAAGCGCATTATCCTCGAAATCAACGGCAGCGGCTCCATCGACGTCGGCAGCATGAACGAGGAATCCGTCCTCGATATTCTGACGCGCCATGCAAAGCCGGTCCTTATGAGCATCATCAAGGGCGAAATCTTCGAGGAAGGAGACCTTGCCTATGATTTTTGAGAGCAGTATGCAGCTCTGGATTACGCACAACGGAGAGCGCGAGAAAATGCGATTTCCCGTTCTTCCGACGAAGTTCGACGTCACTCACGGGACGAAGAACACGAGCGTCACCATCAGTGGCCTCGGCGAAATCCTCATTTTGCAGGACCGGGCGGCCGTGGAGGTATCGTGGGACAGCTTTTTCCCGGCCGCGTATTTTCCGGGTATCCAGACGCCATTCATGCTGTCGTCGCCGGACACGATGATACAGCGGCTTTTCGAGTGGAAAATCAGCGCGAAGCCGGTGCATCTCATTCTGACCGGAACGCGCGTGAACTTCTACGCAGCTATCCAGAGCTTGCAGCCTTACAGAAAAGGCGGCGACCCCGGGAGCATCTACTACAAAATCAAGCTCAAGGAGTACAGAGAGGTCAGAATCCGGCAGGTCAAAGTCAGCTCGACCGGAACCGCGACCGTCTCCGGCGGCTCCACCCGGACAGACAACCGAGTGCAGGCGAAAACCTACACGGTCAAGCCCGGAGACTGCCTCTACAACATCTCGAAATCGGCCCTCGGCGACGGAGGCCGGTACAACGAAATCTACGCCCTGAACAAGGATAAGCTCAAAAACCCGAATTTGATTTATCCCGGACAGGTGTTGCAGCTCCCGTGAGGTGAGGCAATGGGCAAGATTACATTCCTCGTCACAAAAGGCGAGACCACCTACGACATGAGCGAGCTGGTGGAAAGCGTGACATGGAGCGGCCGAAAGGGCTCCCCGGCGCGCACTCTTTCCGTATCGCTTATCGACGATGACGGCTGGAAACACGCCCGTTCCGGCATTGATGTTACCAAGGGAAACCACTGTGTTTTTTATTGGGAGGGCGCAGAACTGTTTCGCGGCATCATCATGCAGCAGAGGCAGAGCACGAAAAAGACCATGACCATCAAGGCCTACGATGTGGGCATCTACCTGTCGAACAACAAAGACAGCTTTTGCTACAAGCAGAAAAAGGCGTCCGAAATCTTCAAGGACTGCTGCGACCGATTCCAGATTCCGTACAAGGATGTGGCCGACACCGGCTATGTCATCTCGGAACTGCCAAAGGCCAAAACGACAGCCTGCGACGTCATTCTGGACGCCTTGAGCCTCACGTTTAAGGCCACCGGCATCAGGCATTATGTGACGTCAGCCGACGGGAAGCTAAGCCTGATAAAGCGGAAAGACAGCATCCTGCAATGGGTGGTGGAAACCGGCCGGAACCTTATAAGCTACGACTACACCTGCAGCATAGAGAAGGTGAAAACCCGCATAAAGCTGCTGTCTAAGGAGGACAAAGTGCTCGCCGAAAAGGCGGACACGGAGCTCGAAAAGACCATCGGCATCATGCAGGACATTTCCACCCCTGACAGCAACACCGAGGAGGCAAACCTCACGGACATGGCCGAATCCATGCTCGCAGAGCAGAAGCTCCCCAGCAAAAAGCTGACAATCGAGGGCCTCGGGCAGGCAAACGTCATTTCCGGCGTCGGCCTGTGCATCATCATCAGGCCGCTCGGTATCTCGAACAGCTACTATGTAGACGAGGATACGCACACATTCAAGGGTAACTATCATTCGATGCGTCTTACCATGAACATGGCGACGGACACCGAGCGGAGCGCAAAGGCGAGCGATGAAAAGAGCTCGACCTCACACTCCGTCGGCGATAAGGTCCAGTTTTCGGGCGGTCCCCAGTACGTTGCGTCCACCGCGACGTCTCCGACCAACAGCCCGAAAGCAGGACCGGCGAAAATTACCGCCATCGCCAAGAGCAAGAACGCAAAACACCCGTACCACATCATCCACACGGACAAGCAGAGCACAGTATATGGATGGGTGGACGCCAGTCAAATCGGATAGGAGGAGCCGCACATGAACCCAGATGAAGCAACGAGCCTAAAGCAGCTCTTTCTATCCATGCTGCCGCAGGACGGCGGCATCGTTGTCGGTACGGTCACGAAAGAGAGCCCGCTCACCATCCAGATAGAGAACGACGAAAAGCTCGAAATCTCAGGCAGCGCGCTCCTCGTCCCCCGGAACCTGACCGACTATCAAGTGAAAGTAGACATCGCCCTCGCGGATGGCAAAATCGACAGCAACACCCATGTGGGCGGCGCGCACGGCCACAAGTTCCAGTTGTTCGATTCCAGAGGCGGAGGAGTGACCGGCCTCGTCGGCTGCCCGTTTGAGGGCGATAAGGACAAGCCCGTGGGAGACTATCACAAGGTCGAGAGCAGCAAGGAGAGCGCGCACATCCACTCGCTGAAAACCTTTTCCATCGAGAGCGGTCTGCTGACCGTTTACAATGCGCTCAAGACGGGCGAATCTGTCTACCTTCTCCGCTTCAACGACGGTAAGAGCTACTATGCTCTTGAGAGGGCTATCGTATGAGCAGAGTATTTGTTCCTATTCCCATTTCCGGCATCGAGGAGGAGAAAGAGCAGCCGTCGCTCACCTACAAGCTCGACCTCGAGGCCGGACGCATCGTTGGAAAGGTCGATGGCCTTGAGGCCGTCAACCAGTTCATCGAGAAAGCACTCCTCACCCCGCGTTTCCATTGCCTTGTGTACGACAACCAGTATGGGAGCGAAATCAAGGACACCATCACCGATGAAAATGCGACGGAGGAGCTTATCCGGGCGGAAATCCCGAGGCTTGTGGAGGACGCGCTCCTCTGCGACGGCCGGATTCTGAAAGTCTATGACTTCGAGTTTGAGTTCCACGAGGATTCCTGCAACGTCCACTTCACGGCGGACACTATTTACGGGACCACAGAGGTCGAGGAGGTGATATAGAGTGTTTGAAGCTCAGACCTACGACAAGGTTTTGGAGGAGATTTTGAGCCGCGCGCCGGACGGCATCGACCTCCGGCAGGGCAGCATCTTCTACGATGCTGTTGCAGGCATCGCTTTCAAAATCGCCAAATACTACGCCGACCTCGAACAGGTGTTCGAGATGGTGTTTCTGGTAACGGCGACCGGCGATTACCTGACGCTCAAGGCGGAGGAATACGCCGTCTACCGGCAGGCGGCCGCGACGGCCAAGTACCGCATCAAGTACGACGGGGAGCTCCCGGAACTCGGGACACGCTTCTTCTGCAGCGGCCAGTATTTTGTACTGGCGCAGGACGACGCCCTCGGCATCTACATCGAGGCGGAGAAAGCCGGAACGGAGGCAAACGACATCCCGGTCGGAACCTCTGTTGTGCCGACCGACACGCAGCGGAGCCTCACGGCCTGCTCCATCGTCGAGGAGCTCGAACCGGGCGCAGACGACGAGGACGACGAGAGCCTCCGCAAACGTGTACAGGAGAAAATCGCCGGACCGGCAGAGAACGGAAACCAGCAGCATTACAAAACGTGGTGCGAGAGCATCTCTGGCGTCGGCCGCGCGCGTATCGTTCCTCTTTGGGCAGGAGAGAACACGGTCAAAGGCGTCCTCATTGACACGGAGGGCGGCCCGGCGTCCGAGGCTGTTGTGCAGCGAGTACAGGAGTACATCGACCCGGGCGGGACCGGCCTCGGCGAGGGACAGGCCAACATCGGCGCGCACTTCACCGCGACTTCTGCCACGGCGAAAAGGGTCAATATCTCTTTTTCCGTGACGCTTGCAAAGGGAGGAGACCTCGCCAGCGTCAGAAGCGCAGCGCAGACGGCCCTCAAAGCTCAAATCAAGAGCATCAACCTCACCACGGACGACAGCGAAACGCCCACCCTGCGCATCAGCACGGTCGGCAACACGATTTACAGCCTCTTGGGAGTGCTGGACTACGCAAACCTCCGCTTCAACGGCCAGACGGCAAACGTCGAGGCCGGAAAAGAGGAGGTATTTGTTTTGGGGGAGGTGACAGTAAGTGAAACCAACCCTGTATCCTAACGGATTCCCCAGCGCATACGAAGAGCTGAAAACATTCTACCCGGTGTTCTACCGGGACGTTTTCGAGATGGACGCTATCTGGCACGCAGCCGGAGGCGGGCTGGACGAAATCGAGGACGGCGTGGACGCTGTTGTCAACAACAACTTCGTCTCCCTGATGGACACGAATGCACTGGCGCAGATGGAAACTTTCCTCGGCATCCCTCTCAACCAGAAGCGCACCCTCGAGGCGCGGCGCAAGCTCGTCGCATCGTACTTTATCGGCGGTAATCACATCGGCGCGCGGGAAATCAAGGACATCACCCGGGCCTTTACCGAGGGAACCTGTGAGGTCTCTTTCGTGGGCGGCACGGTCTACATCCATGTGAAGTCCGACATCAAGGACACGCCACCGGAGGATGACTACTACTACATCCTGCGAAAGAAGATTCCCGCGCACCTCGGCGTACACACCAACATCGAAATCGAGTTCTCGGAGCGGCTCTATGTTGGCTCGAACGCACTCGAGGGCAACCGGTACGACATCGTACCCCCGCCGCCTGTCGGCCAGAGCGCAGCCGGAGAGCTGCACACCGGCAGCTACATCACGCAGAGTGACAGGACCGGCATCGACCTGCACCCGCAGCCCGGGCTCTCGTTTGAGACCGGGCTCCACGCTGCGGCCGTCGTCCTCGAATCGAGCAAAACGGCCGTTGACCTTCCCGCACCGGAGCGGCGCGGCGCACAGAACGCACTCCACGCCCGCACAGGCATGGTTGAGAGCAGCCGAACGGCCGCAGACATGATTCTGTATAGCGGCCGGGAGGACAGCGCAGAGAGCACCGTGAGAACCGGTGCGGCCTATGCGCAGACCACGTTCGTCGCCATCGCCCCGGCATTTCAGCAGGAGCGCGCGGCAGCGGCGTACACGGCCCGGACCGGCTGCGGCGTCATCGAGAACACACACTACATTGTGCAGACAGCACAGAAAGGGAGTATCTAAATGGACGGTTCTATTACCACCAACAAAGGCATTGCCCTTATCGGCAAACTGCTGGCGCAGAAAGGCGCATTACAGATTACCCGCGTCGCGGTCGGCGACGGCACTCCTCCCGCATCCCCGGCAACGCTCAACGCCCTCGTGCATGAGCTGAAAAACGCCACCATCGAGAGCGTGGACAACCCGAAGAACGGCGAGGCGAAAATCGTCGTCACTGTTTCCAGCATCGGCGTGACGCAGGGCTTTTTCGTCAAGGAAATCGGCGTCTTTGCAAAGGACACCGACGGCAGAGAGATTCTGTACGCCTACGCAGGATTCTCCGACAACCCGCAGTGGATTCGCCCCGAGGGCACGGCCATCACCAACGTGGCAACCTACGACATCAACACCATCATCGACCGCGTTTCCGAGGTCAAGGTCACCATCGACCCGTCGAGCCTTGCCACTAAGGCGGACCTCACCAAGCTGGACGACCGTATTTCCGCACTGGAACGCAAAGAGCACGTCAAAATCTACGGCGTCCGCTGGCCCAAGGGCGCGAGCGCAAGCAAGGGCGAGCGAATCTACGACAGCGTCGGCATGACGGCGGAGGCTGGTGTTGGCAGCCAGACCGTCACCAACGACTTCGACAAGGCTTACCCGTTCGCAGGCCGCCGCCGCTGCAACGGCTACCGCGACGCAGACCGCACGTTCCATGTCACTGCATACGAGGGCGAGCCGGGCTACACCACAAACGACCCGGCAAAGCTGGTGTATGTAGAGACGCCGGAGTTTTACTACTTCGACGGCATCGACGGCGACTATGAGGTCATGGCCGTATCTACCTACCCGGTGCCGGGCTTTGAGTTTATGCCCCGCACATACTCCGCCGCCTACCTCGTCGCAATGGAGGGCGAGACCGACAGCAAGAAGCCCACGAGCCGGAGCGGCGTATTCAGCGACTACAACAGCCTGAACGGATGGGCGACCGACATCAAGAAACTGGGCTCCCAGTACACCGGTATGCTGGCGGTTGATAACTACATCGACGGCCTGCTGATGATGATTGAGTTCGGCACGAAAGATGTGCAGACCGTCATCATGGGCGCGAGCTCCCTGCCGTATGTCGATTCTCATGTTGCGCTGGCAGCAGAGGACAGCACGAACCGCATCCTCATTACGAAAGAGCAGGCGGCAGGCTACGTCGTCGGCCAGACTATCAGCCTGTCCAAGAGCAATATTTGGAGTGATGAAGTTGCCAAAAACCGCATCATTACCAAAATCGAGGACAAGAGCACGGACCAGACCTACCTCTACTTCGACGGCGCAGCAGTCAGCATTGCCGAGGGCTGCCATGTGAGCTCCCGCCCGTGGGTAAACGGTGCGGCCGACATTGTCGCGGCCAGCTCCGGCTCCACCGTGGACAATACCAGTGGCAAGTACCCGTTTATCTATCGCGGCAAGGAAAACCCCTACGCGAACGCATGGGTCAACGTGGCGGACCTGTTGCAGGTCAGAGAGGGCGCGGAGGGCAACTACAAGTACCACATGGCCTATCTGCCTGACCCCACCAAATACGCCGGAGGCACGGTATCGTCCGACTATGTGCAGCTCGACTTCGAGATGCCCGGGCAGGATGGCTACGTCAAGGAGCTCGGCAAAGACCCGCGCTATCCTTTCATCCGCGTAACCAAGACAATCGGCGGCAGCTCCTCCACCTATTACGCTGATTATTACTGGTACGGACGCAACGCGGTCAACGCGGTGCGTGCTGGCGGCGGCCTCAGTGATGGCCGGTCCTGCGGCCCTCGTTGCTTCGGCTGCAACGGTGCCCCGTCGAGCTCGTACTGGGACCGCCGCGCGCGTCTTTCTTAAAATACCTGACAGCAGGGGATTGGGGGCGGCCAGCCCCCTTTCTTCTTCTGTCTTTTTCTTTCGCTTTTTAATTTCAAACAGGGACTTGGTGTGCTCTGCTCGCGGTGATTGCTGGCGGCAACCTCAATGATGGCCGGAACTACGGCCCTCGTTACTTCAACTGCAACAATGCCCCGTCGAACTCGAACTGGAACCGCCGCGCGCGTCTTTCTTTATGCGTTCCCATAAATTATTGCACACCATTTCGCCGCCCTAGAGGCAGCCGGACCCGGAGAACGGGCCGCCTTGCCACTCGGCAAAAATACGCCACATCAGGTGGGAGCTAGTAGGACCGGACAGGCCTCGAAAACCCTCAAGGCTAAAAGAAAGAGGTGAATGCCTGTTGAAAAGGGCAGGATTCCTGTATGAAAAGCTCCTCGACAGAGGACTTATCAGGGACGCCATCATAAAGGCATCACGGAAAAAGCGTCGCCGGAGGTCGGTTAGACGCATCCTGAATAATATCGACCATTACGTCGATGAACTCTACACCATGATTGCGAACGAGAGCTTTACGCCCTCACCGTACCGCAGATTCCAAATCAAGGACGGCGCGACGCAAAAGGTGAGAGAAATTTGTTGCCCGAAATTCTACCCCGACCAAATCGTCCACTGGATGATGATACTCGTTCTCGAGCCCGTGTTTATGCGCGGGATGTGCGAAACGAACTGCGGCAGCGTCCCCGGACGCGGCGCGCACTACGGAAAGAAGCGCATCGAGAAGTGGTACAAGCTGGACCGGAAGAACACAAAATATTGCGCAAAGCTCGACATCCGAAAATTCTACCCATCGTCTAAGGCCCCGGCCGTTATGCAGGAACTGCGGCACGTTATCAAGTGCAAGCGGATGCTGCGGCTGTGTGAGACGGTTCTGAACAGCTCGGACGGACTGCCGATTGGCAATTACACCTCACAGTGGTTTGCGAACTTCCTTTTGCAGCGGCTCGACCATTTCATCAAGGAAGTGCTTCACATACGGTATTTTGTCCGGTACATGGATGATATGTGTCTCTGGGCATCGAGCAAAAAGCTCCTGCACAGAGCGGTCAGAGCCATCGGAAAGTTTCTGGCGGGTCTCGGCCTTGTGCTCAAGGCGAACTGGCAGATATTCCCGACAGCAGCCCGCGCGGTGGATTTTCTTGGATTCCGATTCTTCCGCGAGAAAACGACCTTGCGAAAGAACCTCGCTCTGCGCTTGAGGCGGAGGGTGAAGAAAACCTACAAGCATACCCAGAAAACAGGCAGAGTGCGAGTACGGGACGCAGCAGCGGTTATGAGCTACTGCGGATGGCTGAAACACGCACATTGCCACGGCTTTTTCGTGAAGTACGTCAAGCCGTATGTGAACTTCAAAAAGCTAAAGGAGGCTATCAGACATGAAGCGAGAATACGCGCACGAACCGCCTATTGTGTCGGTAACGCAGCTCAACCACGAACAGTGTGAGGTGCTGCTGCACGAGAATATCAACGCGGAGACCCGCACCACGACCGGCGCAAACGGCGAGGAGCAGACCACCGTATACACGGCGCAGGAGTACACCCTCATCATCCCGTGGCGGGAGGGCATCGAGGACGGCATCAAGGCCAACGTCTCCGCATGGACCGAAATGGCCCGCAAGCAGGAGCTCGAGGAACTGCTGCCCGAAAAGCTGGCCGAACTGGACGACGCCTGCCGCAAGGCTATCGTCGAGGGCTGCTGGGTCGAGCTGGCAGACGGCTCCACCCAGCACTTTGCGCTGACGGAGGCAGACCAGATTAACCTCAACGTCGCGCTCGAAGCCGTGAAAGCGGGCGCAGAGGGCTACCCCTACCACGCGGATGGTGAGCTGTGCTGCGTGTTCAGCGCGGCCGACATCAATGCCATCGCGGAGGCAGCCATCGCACACAAGCTGTACCACACCACCTATTTCAACCACGCGAAGCAGTGGGCAACCCGCGCAAAGACGGCGGACGAGCTGGCGGGCATCCACTACGGCGCGCAGCTCCCGGAGGACCTTGCGACCAACATGGCACAGGTCATCGCCAGTGTATCGGGCAAGTAAGGCGGCCGCGCTGTTCCTGACCGGAGGCACGGCCTACGCGCTCCTCGAGATGGCATGGCGCGGGCATACGCACTGGACGATGTTCGTCCTCGGCGGATTCCTTTTTCTGATTCTCGGCGAGCTGAACGAGGGCCTGCTTGAGTGGGACACCCCGCTCATCCTGCAGGGCGTCATCGGCTCGGCCATCGTGACAGGAGCAGAGCTCGTGACCGGGATGATTCTCAACGTCTGGCTCTGCCTCGGCGTTTGGGACTATTCCGGGATGCCGTTCAACTACAAAGGGCAGATTTGCCTCCCATTCAGCATTTTGTGGATTTTCGTGTCTATCGCGGCCATCGTTCTTGACGACTGGCTGCGATATTTGCTGTTCGGGGAGGAGCGACCGCGATACACCCTGTTCCGGCGCGGCGAGAGCCGCTGAAAGGAGCCGCCCATGAACCGCGAGGAGAGGCTCGAACAGCTTTTGACGGCCACCGTTAAGCTGCTCGACCGGTGGGAGGAATACTCCATCGAAACGAACTGCGGGGAGCCGGAGGGCTACGGAGCAGCCCGCGCGGTGGTACACGCAGAATTTTCCGTACTCAAACAGACCGACAAAGGAGACGGCGAGAATGAGCGTAATTACCTTTAAGCCGAACGACCACACGAAAATCACCACAGACTTCGAGCGGTCCGAGTTTGCCTGCCCGTGCGGATGCACGGCGCAGATGATTGACCCGGAGCTCGTCCAGAAGATGCAGACCATCCGCACCAAGCTCGGCAAGGCCATCAAGGTTACGTCGGGCTACCGGTGCGTGAAGCACAACGCAGACCCGAAAGTGGGCGGCAGCCGGACGAGCCGCCACCTCTACGGCATTGCGGCCGACTGGCGCACAAAGGACCGGAGCGTCAACCCCGTCGCCCTCGGCATCATCGCGGCCGCGCAGGGCTTTGGCGCGGTCGGCATCTACTGGCACGACAAGGCCGCCATTGTCCACACCGACACGCGCGGAGGCAAGGCTACATGGCTTTGCGTCCAGCCCGGTGTGTATCCCAGCACCACCTACAACAAGTTTGTCCTGCCGACCATCGAGCAGGGCTGCGAGGGAGCTGCTAACCGCGCAGCTACGGTTATGCTGCAGCGGCTCCTCGGCATCCCGCACGACGGCAGTTTCGGCCCGGCTACCACAAAAGCACTGATGACGGCCCAGCGCAAGCACGGCCTCGTCCCGGATGGCATTTGCGGCCCCAAGAGCTGGACTGCCCTGTCTGGCGCAGACAAGTATCTGTGAGGGAGGAGGTGATACCCATGTGGGAGTTCATTGTCCAGTATTGGGCGGAGTGGGCTTTCGGACTGCTTGGCACGGCGATTATCGCCGTAGCCATCAAGTACAAAGCCCTCCTCAACGGCGTACTGGCTATTCTGCACGACCGTATTTATCAGGCCTGCCAGCACTACATTCAGCAGGGCTACATCGACGCGAGCGGCCTGAAAAATTTGGAGTACCTCTATCGCAGCTACCACACGCTTGGGGGGAACGGGACCGGGACCGAATTGTACAACCGGGCCAAAGCTCTCCCCATCCACGACAACTGATTTTCAACAGAAAGGACAACACTATGAACAACAATCACATCTCCGTCGGCACCATCGCCCGTACCGCAGCTCTGGCTCTTGCACTGACTAACCAGATTTTGAGCGCAGCGGGCAAGCCCGTCATCCCCATCGACAACGCACAGCTCGAGCAGTTCATCACAACCGGCTTTACCGTCGGCGCGAGCATCGTGAACTGGTGGTATAACCAGTCCTTCACGCAGGCAGCCATCGAGGGCGATAAGACCTACGAGAACGTCAAGAACCAGATTCACTAAGGACGCCCCAGCAGCTACCACATAACAGCACGAGCCTCCCGGTATTCCTCACGCAAGAGGGCCGGGAGGCTCTTTTTTTATTGCCGTTTTTTGCAATATCTTCCCCGGAAACGCACTTAAAACGACATTTCCGGCGCGGTTATTCTCGTAAAAAGGCATTTTCGGAGCAGAAATGCACTTTTTGATACATTTTCTATCATTTCCGTGGATAACCGGCGAAAAGCGGAGCGGAAAAGCCGGAATGACCCGAAAAGTGGAAAACTAGGTGGAAAAAGTTGATAAAAGGGTCACGAGGAGCAGCGCACACCATTGTCCCAAAATCCCACGAAAAACAGGATAACCGGAGCGGAAATACCGTTTTGAGCACATATCCGCGCGGATATACACTGAAAACAGCATTTCCGGGTATTTCCGGCGAATCAATCGACAAAGTAGAGTAGAGTAAAGAAGAGTAGAGGAGAGTATATATTATACTCAGCGATTTTGCAATCGCTGGCGCGAAAGCCGTTGCCATTGTCCCTTTTAGGTGCTATCATAAGAGCACGACTACCAACACAGGACAGGAGGACAACAGTTATGGGTAACACAACTGCGTCCCTCACCCACGAACAACTGTTCGGGGGGGGGGGTAACAAGTGACGGCGCAGCAGAAATCCAGAGTGAATTGCGCGACCGTAGAGACAGGAAGCCGAGCTCCGAACTGAACTTTGCTCCGAGCAAGGCGGGCCGCGTGGCTTGCTTTGACGAAAAGCGGTGCTATATTACAGACAGCGAGCTCAAGCCGCTGGCCTACTTCGACGCGGATGCCTATATTGCCGCGTGTGGAATATCGGACGACGGAAGCGTGGCTCTTTTTATGACGGCATACGGCCCGAGCGGAGAGAGCACCATGCTTATTGATGCGAACACCTTTTCGACCATCGCGGCCGGAGCTGTTCAGGTGAGCGCAAATACCGTTCGCGGGATAAACGTGGATTCGGCACGAAAAAAATTCACCCTGTTCACCGCGAAGAAGCGGGAGACAGAGTGGAGCGAGAAGCTCGGTTTTACATTCGACCTCGAGCCGACAGCCCCGGCAGACAAGCCGCAGGAGGTTCCGGACTACGGCGGCATGAGAACCGCAGAACTCATGGAAATCCCGTATGAGGAGCTTGCGGCCGCTCGGAAAAAGGCAGTGGACGAAGTTGATGGCGACGACGGTTGGGAAAAAGAACTCGACGCGAAGAACAGGGCGAAAGCCGGGATTGATGGCCCGGATGCCGAGACGCTGGAACGGAACGCCGAGAGGCTGAAACGGTATGAAGAAAAAACAGACTTTTCACCCTACGAGCTGCTCGAAAAGGCGCAGGGCTGCATTGGTGAGCTGAAAGAGGCCTACACGGAGCAGGCGGAACAGAAAGCGGTAGACTATTTGAGCCTGTCAGCCCTGAATCCAAAGATGTCCACATACCAGCTCTCCAACGCATATAAAGAGCTCGGCCAGATATACGACCGGAACGAGCTCAAGCAGAAAGCCCTCGACGCCTACCGGGAGGGACTGCGCCTCAACCCCGGATTGTCAGTGAAAAAGCGCATCAAGCAGCTTGAGAAAGAGCTGAACGCATAAAATGACCCGGCAAGTGACGAAAGCCTACTGCGGAGACCCACAAAGCGTCACAACGGTCAGGCGGCAAACTTTACGACCAGACCGCAAAAGCCCGAAATCGAGGCCCCGGAGCCGTGCTCGTGGCGTTCTACGGCTCAACGCAGGAGAAAGCACTCCGAAAAGCTACCGGCAAATTGCCAGCAAGTTAAAATCAGCCTGCGGGAGACGGCCCACAGGGAGGTGATGGGGAGGGCTATACGGGGACCACGAACAGCCCTCCCGTCAACAATGGCTGCTCCGAAACACCGCAGCAGGAAGAACGGCGCGCGCAAATCCTGTATGCGCGGCAGCGGCTCGACCTCTGGCGGGCATAGGAGGCAAGCATGGAACAGTCTATTTATGAGCTCTACATGGAGCAGGTCAACCCGCAGGACACCCGCGAAATCATGCAGGCAGAGGACACGCTCACCGCGCTGCTCAAGCTGGTGGATAACCGCGAATTGCGCGACGCCATCGACAGCGCAGCAGGCCGCGTTGCCTACCTCCGAGAAGTAGCGGCATTTGAGGCCGGTTACGGCTTTATGCCCGAATAACAAAAAGGGAGACCCGGCACAACGTCGGGTCTCCTGATTCTTTACAGCCCAAGATAATCCTCAATGCTCATGCCAAGCGCAGCGGCGACGGCATGAATCTGGTAGACATCACGAGGAACGCGGCGACCGGCCTCCCAGTCCTCAAGCGTCCGCAGCGAGACGCCGGAGAGCTGCGCCAACCGGGTGCGGTTCAGCCCGCGAGACTCTCGCAGGTAGATTATGCGAGCTGTAAGTGGCATAGACACCATCTTGAAATCCTCCCTTGATTCTGATATTATAAAAATGCCGGAGGAGTGAGGCGTTGCAAGCCGTTTTCTCACTCCCCCAGCGTTTCAGAACTCAGGCCGCCGTCATCGGCCTTTGTTCTTCATCGGAGAGCCCTGCTTACTTGTTGAGCAGGGCTTTTACTTTTTCCATGGCCTCCTCGAGCGTTTTGCTGTTACGCATGAGCTCGAGAATTTCACGGGTCCGGTTCTCCTTTGCCTCGTCACGAAGCACCTCGGCGGTATTCATTTCGTCGTCCATTTTGTTTCCTTTCTGGCCTTGCCACCTTACTCGTTGAGGAGCAACCCCCTCAACTGACTATATTATACCACGCGAGCGCGTGGAAAGCAAGAGCAAAATGGCAATTTCTTGAAATATTTTTGCGTACCTGTGAAAGATTTACTGCTCGAAGTACCGGAAGAGAAAACCGCCAGCATGGGGTAACTTTCCCTTGCACACCTTTCCGATAGCACTGTCATCCAGACCGGTAGCACGGGCGGCAGCAGCGATACTCGGATACTCATGGATGACCTGATTTGTTTTGCGGTCAATCTGGCAGACCGGAGCGAGCGTTGAGCCGTGATAGGCCCGGACGCTCCGGCCGTAGCCGTCGCCCGGTTCGGGAGCCGTCTTGCCGTTCCACTTCGCACCGGATGCAAGACCACCGAAAAGAAAGCCCTGCATCTCGTAGGCGCGGGATAGACGCCCCAGCAGCGTGTCGAGCTGGTCGCGCTGGTTCCGGTCGAGAGACTTGAGGAACGTGTCAATCTCCTTTTCGGCCTCCACGACCTCCTGAATCCCAACGTGCAAAACGTCGTTTTGCTCATACTTCTCATACAACGTCCGATAGACAGCAGCCACGGTACAGGCCTCCTTACATCCCGGCTATAACATCGGCGAGCTCCTCGGGAGAAGCATTCACCCAATCTGCGAGCTCTTTCTTTGTCTCCTCGTAATCTTCCAGCACGACGGCAGCAGCCTCATTCTGCCCGTCGATTGCCCTCCCGGAGGACAGGTCATCCGCAGCGACAAGGCGCAGGATGGCGACGGCGCGCCGGAGGCTCATTTTCTTTCTTCCCATTCTGCAGACACCTCCCCATCTTTGTAAAAGAGCTTTGCACGGCGCAGGCGGAACGCCTCGAGGATGAGCTCGAAAGCTGTGTCACAGGTAGCATAGACCATCTCGAATCCGGGCATTTCCCAATTACCGGCGTTGTAGAAGTTGGCGGCCAGCTCGACGACGATGCGCTCGTTTCGGCTCAAATTGAACGCCTCCTTTGCAGCCGTAAACGCCATGTAGTCTTCACCAATGACGGCAATGCGGAGCTCCGGCCAGCGCGTGAGCGCGGAGAGCAGATACAGGGACGCGCCCCAATACGGATTGATTCGCCCGGATTCGGGATTTACGATGTGCGGAATCCGCTGAAGCTCAGACAGGAACGCAGCCTCGTGCTCGGGGCGGACGTAGGTAATATTGATTTTACTGCTGCTCATAATCGGCCTCCAAAGTGATTTTATGTGTGTCGAGCCATTTGAGCTCGACGCTTGTGTTTGCTACAACGGACAACTTGAGGTCCTGAATTTCGGCATCGTAGGGATTCTGCGCCTTGAAACGCTCGAGAGAAACACGAGCTTCCTCTAAGGAAGGACCAACAGCGCGCAAATCGACATACACATTCTGCCGCGCAAACCTGATGCCATCCACGACGTAATGGCCGACGTAGCCGCGCCAATCATCAGCCTCGGCGGAAAAACCGCAGCCGACCCGGAGAACGCGCCCGGAGAAATGATGCTCAATCACAGACGCAATGGAAATGGATTTGCTGATGCTGTACGGACAGGAGAACACGGCCGTGTGCTCCCCATCGGCACCGGGACAGCAGTACCACAGCAGGAGCCTCTCGGGCTCAACCTCCACGTCATAGATGGCTGGGCCGAACGCACTGCCGGGAGACGGAAGAAAGATGATTCTCATGGCGGGCCTCCTTACATATCGACCGAAACAAAATGATAGGCGTACCAGCGGCCACGACGGCGGAAGAGCTTGACGCCGGTGGTGAAGAACTGCCCGCCGCAGCCCAGCTCGTCGAAAAGGCGGTAGGACCGGTACATCTTGAACCACAAGAGAGCCCGCTCCTCGGAATAGTCGGCGGTGTAGTCGGGCAGCTCGACAAGCTCAACGAAAGAATCGAGCCCGTCGCGGACGATGCGGTAATCGGAATCCCGATGGACGTACTGCCGGATGTCGCGCTTGAGCTGAATGACGAACTCCTCGACGCGCTCGCTATGCGCCGGGCCGGGAAACCGCTCGAACATGAGCAGGTCACTGTACGCCTCCTTGAGGCTGTCGTAATCGTGAATATCGCGGGCCATTAGGCTTCCTCCTTTGCTTCTCTTGCCTTGCGGAGCTCCTCGAGAAACTCGGGGAGCGGCAGGTGCTCAAGCTCGTACTCCCGGCGCGCGGCCGGAGACAGGCTATCGAGCCATGCCTGATGCTTTGCCCGCTCCTGTTCGGCGCAGGCCCGGATGCTGGCGAGAGCATCCGCAGGCGGATAGTCCTCGCTGACGTACCATGTGATTTTGCCCTCGGGGGAGATGTGGGCGACCATCTTAAAATCGCCGCTCTCCATCACAGCGGAGTTACAGACCGTGACACCGTTGCCAAGACACCCAAGGAACAGCTTGAAATTTTGAGCGGCCATCAGTAGATTTCCTCCTCGAGCATCTTTTTGCTGAACCGCTCAATCTCCTCGAGAGAGGTCCACTCCGGCTTCTCGTCGTCGGAAAAGCTGTCCCACAGGATGCGCATTGCCTGAATATGATTCTCAACGCAGCAGCCCCAGAGGTACTTGCTGAAACGCGAGCCGCAGCCGAGGAAATACTTGCAGTCCTGAATACAACGGCTCAAGAGCCTGTAACGGAACTCGGCATCAGAGCCGACAAGGTCGGTGGCGACGTTGCCGAAATAATGAAAGTCCGCGTCGCCAGCGAAGTAGAGCGTGACACTTGCCTCAAGGCTGCGCGGCCAGCCGTCAGGGTACGGGCGAGTCGAGCCGTCAGAGAAGTGGGTCATCGCGGTTGCGGTCACCCCGATGGCGGCCTCGTTCTCACGGGGACGGCAGAAGAACGTGCGAATCTGGATGCGCTCACACTCCATGGAACCGGCGTTCCCGATACTGTCAGGGAACAGGGACACGGCCGGGTCATACCCGGCAGCTTTCAAACGCTCAAGAACGGTCATATCTCTTATGCCTCCATTTCGATGTCGAGCAGCTCCATGCTGCCGTATACACAGTGCTCGGAAATCTCGCGGGCTCTTTTGCGAGCAGAGGGCAGTGAGACGGCCTCAATCTTACGCTCGGTGACGTAGCCGCCGTTCTTGAACTGGGGATTGTGGCGGAAGAAAGTTGCCTTGTAGGACTTCATTTTCATAGTTGACACTCCTTTGCGGTTTGGCTCCCGCGACGCCCTTTCGGGCGTTTCGGCCGTCGCCAGCGGCCATCGTCAGGCGGGGTTAGATTTTGACTTTGCGCGCGCCGAGCTCCGTGTGTTCCCACACAACGACGGAGTATCCAGCAGCCCGATACCCGCTTGCAAAGCTGTGGGCCTCCTCCTCGGACGACTTCCAAACGCAGAGCAGGAAATCGGTCTTGCTGCACAAAATCTGGTAACGCTTCATCGTCTGCACCTCCTTAGTCTCTGTTCTCACGCTTCCACATGAGGAAGTTCTGGTAATCATCTGGCCCCATCGAGACCGGCTTGGTTGTGTTGATGAAGTCGGGGCAACCGAAGCAGACGAGCTCGTCCGGATTGCTGCGGGTCTGCGTCAGAACTTTGGCCGGGACACCGGCCATCTGGAACTTTTCGGACGGGACGCCCGGAACCTCGATGCGCCGGAGCAGCATATTGAAGTCGTAGTACCAGTCGAGATTCATGTACCGCTCCTCGCTGTCCGTGCCCTCGATTTTCTTGATGTACTCGGCCAGAGCCCCGCGAACATCCAGACGAACCGGAGCGACGCTGTCGTCATAGCTGTCGTAGAGGGTGATGGTCTCGGCCTTGCCGAAGCGAACGGTCAGGACAGCTACGCTGCCGGTGTACTTGTAGAGCTCCATAAAAACCTCCTACCCGAAACGGGTCTTACTGCTTGATTAACGTCCCTAAAAGGGACATGCGAAAGCAAAAAAATTAAGCGACCTCAACCATACCAGCCAGACCGTAGAGGAGCTCGTGGTCCTCAAAGGAGATGCGCTCTTCCTCGAATGCACGGTCAATCTGCCAGTAGCACTCGTCGCGGTCGTTTTCGTTCTGGATTGCGGCGATTGCCTTGACCAACTTTTTGAACATATCGTTACCCCCTATCGACCATCAACCGAAATACTTGCTTGCGAACTGAGCCTTGCTGAGGGTCTTCATGTCGTAGACGTACTCGACAGCGTCTGCAACGTCCATGTCGGCACCGGTGACGAGCTCATTGACCAGAGCGGTGAAATTGTTTTCGCGGATGAACTGCTTCATGGATTCGAGAGCTTTCATAATCTTCCTCCTACCCTTTTCGGGTCACGTTCGTTCTTACACCCTTATTATAGACCCTAAAAGGGACAATGTCAAGTAAAATCTGGCAATTTGTGGCAAAAAGTTTTCGAGAATGACGCTTTTTGCGGCATTATGCCCGAAACCGCAGCAGAGCAGAAAGAAAGCAGGAGCCCGGAGGCCCCTGCTGATATAGTTATCCTGTTTATCCTAATGAATTTGACCACAACAATTACAAGCACAAGGATTTTTCGCTGCTGAGCGAAAGCTCGCACTTCACCGACGATACCGTTATGACCTTTGCGGTGGCATTGG